TTCTTTTGCTACAAGTGAAGCTAATCACGCACATAGTTATTCATTACTTAATGATACAATAGGATTACCAGATAAAGAATACAAAGCATTTCAAGAATATAAAGAAATGGCTGATAAACATGAGTATTTATTTGCTAGTAAAGGTAAAGGATTAGAAGGATTAGCTAAAGAGATAGCTTGTTTTTCTGCATTTGGTGAAGGCTTACAGTTGTTTGCATCATTTGTTATGCTACTAAACTTTCAAAGATACGGAAGAATGAAGGGCATGTGTCAAATAGTTACATGGTCTATTAGAGATGAGACTCATCACGTAGATGGTATGATTAAATTGTTTCATCAATTAATAAAAGAAAATCCTAATATTTGGACAGAAAAATTTAAAGCAAGTATTTATCAAACAGCTAGAGATATGGTTGCATTAGAAGATAGATTTATTGATTTAGCATTTAGTATGGGTGGTATTAGAGGATTAAAAGCAGAAGAAGTTAAACAATATATTAGATATATTGCTGACAGAAGACTGTTACAACTATCATTAAAACCTAATTTTGGTGTTAAACAAAACCCTTTAGGTTGGTTAGATTGGGTGTTAAATGGTGTAGAACATGCTAATTTCTTTGAAAATAGAGCTACAGAATATAACAAAGGTACAGTAACAGGGAGCTTGTGGGAGTAAAGTTCCCTTTTTAGACGAATACAATGGACGATTTAACATTACCAAATAACGTAGATGATTTAGTTAAACTACTTAATGAAGTTTATCCTGAAAAATCTCCTGATTTAAAAGATGATAATAAAACTATCTACTTTAAAGCAGGTCAGCGTGACGTTGTAAAATTTATTAACACTTTAAAAGAGAGAACGGAGAAATAAATATGTGCACTAGCAGACCAAAAGTACCTGCTCCACAACCTGCTCCACCAATGCCTGTAAATACATCACAAGCAATCGGTGAAGAATTATCACCTCAGTTGATAACAGCAGACGAGCAAGATATTGCAAAAAAGAAAAAGAAAGTTAAAAAATCAGGGACAAGTTCACTTCAGACTACTTCAGGAGTAAATGTTGCAACTGGTTCAGGCTTAAACATTTCTTAATAAATGGAATACATGGACAACAATTTTACACAACACACAGCAAAAGAGCGTTACTTTAAGTTACAAGAGAACAGAGAACATTTTTTAGATAGAGCTGAAGAGTGTGCTGAAATTACCATTCCGTCTCTAATACAACCTGATGGTTTTACAACATCATCAGATTTATATACCCCCTTCCAATCAGTAGGAGCTAGGGGAGTCAACAATTTAGCTTCTAAACTTTTACTATTATTACTTCCCCCAAACTCTCCCTTCTTTAGATTATCTATAGCAGGAAAAGCAAAAGAAGATTTATCTGAAAGAGTAGAATTAAAAACAGAAGTTGAAAAATCTTTAGCTACTATTGAAAGAGAAGTAACTAATAAAATAGAACAACTAGCATTAAGAGTATCTGTATTTGAAGCTCTTAAACATTTAATTGTTTCAGGTAATGTCTTAACTTACTTACCAAAAAAAGGAAGCATGAGAGTGTTTCCATTATCACAATACGTAGTTCAAAGAGATAGCTCAGGTAATGTATGTGAAATAATTGTTCAAGAAAAAATGAGCATTATGTCTTTAGATAAAGCAGTAGCTTCAGAAATAGTTTCTGACCCTGATTACAAAAAAGATAGTGAGATTGAATTATATACTCATGTATATAAATTAGATGATTCTAAATTTTATGTTTGTCAAGAAGCTAACGGTGTAAAAATACCATCAAGCATTGGTACATTTACTAAAGAACGTATGCCTTACCAAGCTCTAAGAATGATTAGAGTTGATAATGAAGATTATGGTAGAGGATATGTAGAAGAATTTTTAGGAGATTTAAAATCATTAGAAGGTTTGTCTCAATCATTAGTAGAATCTGCGGCGGCTTCAAGTAAAGTAGTATTTTTAGTAAGACCTAATGCAGTGACTAGAAAAAAAGATTTATCACTAAGTAGAAATGGTGACATTATTACTGGTAGTGCAGAAGATGTATCAGTATTACAAGCAAACAAACAGTTTGACTTACAAGTTGTAGAAAGAATGATACAAAAATTAGAAGAAAGATTATCATTTGCTTTCTTATTACACACAGCAATTCAAAGACAAGCTGAAAGAGTTACAGCACAAGAAATTAGATACATGGCTGAACAATTAGAAACAGCTATGGGTGGTATATATTCTTTATTATCACAAGAATTTCAATTACCTTTAGTTTCTATTCTTATGAAAAGAATGGAACAAGCAAATGAAATACCTTCTTTACCAAAAGGTGCAGTTCAACCTACTATTATTACAGGTATTGAAGCATTAGGTAGAGGAAATGATTTACAAAAATTAAGAGAATTTGTAGCTGAGATAGGAAACTTAGCTCAAATAAATCCTGCGGTTGTTCAATCGTTAAACCCTGAAGATTTAATTAAACGTATTGCTACTGGTTTAGGTATTGATACAGATGGTTTAATAAAATCTCAAGAACAACTAGCTCAAGAACAAGCGGCTCAAGAAGAGCAAATGCAAAATGAGCAAATGATGCAAATGGCTGAGAAAGCTGTAGCACCAGTTGCAGGTAACTTGTCTAAACCACAACCACAATAGAGGAAATAAAAAATGGTAGAAACAATAGAAGTAAAACGTGACGAAACTACTAGCGAAAAGCCAGTAGAAGAGAATAGTGCACTTAGCAAACCAGAAGGTTTACCAGAAAAATTTAATTCAGTTGAAGACTTAGCAAAGTCTTATGCAGAATTAGAAGCGAAGCTAGGTACTAATAAAGAACAACCAGTTAAAGAAGAAACACCTGTTCAAGAAACACAAAAAGGTGAATTAGACATAGCTGAAAATGTTGTTGAAAACGCAGGACTTGACATGAATAGTCTAGCTGATGAATATGCAGAGAATGGTAAATTAAATGATGAATCATATCAAGCATTAGAAAAATCAGGTATTCCAAAAGAATATGTAGACCAATTTATTGAAGGTCAAAAAGCAATAGGTGAGCAACAAACTAATACTGTAAAAAGTATGGTAGGTGGTGATGAGGCTTATACTGAAATGGCAACGTGGGCGGCAGGTAATATGTCGGAAGGTGAAAAGAAAGCCTATAACACAGCCGTTAATAGTAAAGATATGGACACTGTTAAGTTAGCAGTTGATGGTCTTAGAGCTAAGTATGAATCAGCTAATGGTTCAGAACCTAATCTAACACAAGGCAAAGCTACTCCTACTACAGAACAAGGTTATAAATCTTGGGCTGAAGTTACAGCCGCTATGTCTGATTCTAGGTATGCTAAAGACCCTGCTTATCAAGCAATGGTTAAAAATAAAATAGCTAACTCGGAGTTGTAATATGATTGCTTGGTTACATGCGTTAAAGAAAAGGTATGAAGCTGATGAAGCTGAACATACTGCAACAATAGATACATTTTTACAAAACCCTGTGGGTGTTGCTGACCATGATAAATTTATGGATATATTGAAAGATAGATTTGATAAAAGAACTCATGCAAAATGTTGTCTTAAACAAATAGATGACATTATTGAAAAATCAAAAGTACCCCTAGTAGATAAAACCAAAAAGGAGAAATAAATATGCCAATGGGAAAAGGAACTTATGGTTCTAAAAAAGGAAGACCAAGTAAAGCGTTAAAAGGTGGACAGAAAAGACTACCTGCCGCTTTAAAATCAAAAATAATGAGTAGTAAAAAGAAAAAATAATATGGCAAAGAACGGACTATACGCAAACATTCATAAAAAACGTGCTAGAATTAAAGCAGGTTCAGGTGAAAAAATGCGAAAAGCAGGAGCTAAAGGTAGACCTACTGCTAAACAATTTAAGAGAGCCGCCAAAACTGCGAAAGCATAATGGTTGCTAAAAAATACCAAAGTCCTTCAGGCGGCTTAAACGCCGCAGGGAGAGCTCACTTTAAGAGCAAAGGACATAACTTAAAAGCACCTACCAAAAGTAAAACAAGTTCAAGACGTAAATCGTTTTGTGCTCGTATGGGTGGTGTAAAAGGAGCTATGTCTAAAAACGGCAAACCTACTAGAAAAGCATTAGCTTTACGTAAGTGGGATTGTTAATATAGTTGTGCAACGCTTATGCGTGGCAACTGCCAACTTTAATTAGCCAAATAACTTGACCTACTGCGGTAGACAATCTTGACTAAATAACTGAATTGAAGAGGCTTTTATAAACTAAGTCATAAATCACAAAGGAGACAAATATGGCAAACGCAAATCCAGTATCAGTTGGAAGAGCAAATGCAGGTGGTTCAGAAGACGCATTGTTTTTAAAAGTATTCGCAGGTGAAGTAATTACTTCATTTGATAGAGCTTCAAAAACAGCAGGTGCAGATATGGTAAGAAGTATCGCATCTGGTAAATCAGCAACTTTCCCAGTAATGGGTAGAGTAGCGGCGGCTTACCACACAGCAGGAGCAGAAATCAACGGTTCTGACGTAAATCACAACGAAAAGGTTATTACAATTAATGACCTTTTAACATCTTCAGTATTTTTATCAAATATTGAGGAAGCAAAAAACCATTGGGACGTAAGAAGTGCTTACTCACAAGAAATAGGAAGAGCATTAGCTTTTACTAAAGACAAGCACATTTTACAAACTATTGGTCAAGCATCATTAGCATCAGCTAACGTATCTGACAGTGGATATGGAGCAGGAGCAACTATCACTAATACTGGTATCGCTTCAGCAACAGACGCTACTGCGGCTAACGCAATGATTGATGCACTATTTGGTGCGGCAAAACAATTAGATGCAAACTACGTTCCTTCAGAAGGCAGAAAATGCTTTATGAGATTGGAAGAATACTACAAATTAGCAAACGCTACAAACGCAGTGAATGTTGATTTCAGTGGTAACGGTTCAATCGCTGAAGGTAAAGTGCTTAAAATTGCAGGTATTGAATTAGTACCTGTTGCACACTTTGTAGCTTCTAATGTAAACTCAGGCGTAGACCAAGGTTCAGCTACAGCAGGTGGTTCAAACCCTCAAGCTGTAAACTTAACTAACTACGTTGCTCTAGTATCACACCCAAGTGCGGTTGGTACTGTTAAGCTAATGGACTTAGCTGTAGAGAAAGAGTATGATATAAGAAGACAAGGTACGTTAATGGTTGCTAAATATGCTATGGGTCATGGTGTATTAAGACCAGAAGCGGCTGTAGGCATTAAAGAAGCGTAATCGTTTCTTTACTTATACTTAGATTAGGGGGAGTCAAATCCCCCTTTTCTATTTTTAATTTAAAAGGATAAAATGACAACACAAATTATACCAACTACTGAGTTACAAGCAGTAAACACTATGTTGAGCACTATTGGAGAAGCTCCAGTAAACTCAATTACAGGGACAACTACTGTAGATGTATCTGTCGCTAAAAATATCCTTGACGAAACATCTATGTCAATCCAATCTCAAGGTTGGAATTTTAACACACACACAAATTATAAATCATTATCTTTAGATAGTGATAACAAAGTTCCTTTACCTGCAAACTGTGTAAAAGCAGATGCAAACCAACAATACAGAAATTACAATTATACAATTAGAAATGGTTTTTTATATGACATGGAAAAACATACTGATGTATTTACAAGTGCACCTAGTTCAGTTGACTTAGTCTTAGTTCAACAATTTGAACATCTCCCAGAATACGCAAGACGATATATAACAATGAAAGCATCAAGAAGATTTGCGTCAAGATTTATAGGTGACTCACAAATTACAAAATTAATTGGTCAAGATGAGAATGAAGCATTAATGTCATTTCATCAAGCAGATTCTCAAGAGTCAGATATTAACATTCTTAATGGTGATTCAAATACGTTTTCAATAATTAACAGAACAACTAGAAGGACTTACTAATGGGTGGTGTGGTATCACAGTCAATACCTAATTTTCTTAATGGTATGTCTCAACAGACACCTACTCAAAGAGGAATAAATCAAGGTGAAGACCAAGTTAATTTTCAAAATAGTATAGTAGAAGGTTTATCTAAAAGACCTTCATTAGACTATGTAGCAACTTTAGATTCTACTAACTTATATTCTAATAAAACTAAATTTTGGTCTATTCAAAGAGATGAGTCTAACCAATATATTGTAGCATTTTACAATGGTGGTGTTAAAGTTTGGGACTTAGAAGGAAATGTTAAAACTGTTACAGTTCAAAGTGGTTCAAGTTATTTAACATCTACAAATCCTAAAGCTAATTTTAAATTAGTAAACATTGCTGATTTTACTTTTATTGCAAACACAGCTACAACAGTAGCGGCAGATTCAACTACAAGTGCGGCTAAAGTAGAAGAGTTTTTAATAAATGTTAAATTAACAAATTATGGTAGAGAATATAAAGTAGCATTAAAACACCCTAACATGGCTCAAGAGTTAGAAGTAAGATTTCAACTTCCAACTGGTAATGATGCTTCTACTGATAGTAAATTTAGAGACACAGATAAAATTAAAGATATACTTTTAAATGGCACAGCAAGTTCTCACTATGATAGTAATGCTGATGGTATTGGATTTAAAACTGTAAGAACAGATACAGGAGCAACTGTTTCTAGTTCACAAGGATTAGCAAACTATTCTGGTTTTACATCTCATTTTACATTTGAAAGTTTTGATTCTGTAATTTATGGAAAACCTACAGACAACAATGCTAATTATACAGTAAGTACAGCAGACGGTTCAGGTAACACAGGTATGTATGCTGTTAGAGATAAAATACAAGATTTTTCTAAGTTACCTTATTATGGTAAACTTGGTGTTATATTAAAAATTACTGGTGATGAAGGAGATACATTATCTGATTACTATGTAAAATTTGAAGGTAATGGTGTTTGGAATGAAACTATTGCACCTGCAACAAGTGTAGGTTTAGATAATTCTACAATGCCACACGCATTAATTAATAACAATAATGGTACATTTACATTTAAACAATTAGATTGGACAGATAGAGTATGTGGAGATAGTGATACAAATGCTGACCCTAGTTTTGTAGGTAAAAAAATAAATAATTTAACTTTTTATAAAAACAGATTAGGAATACTATCTGGTGAAAATTTAATATTTACAGAAAATGCTAGTTTCTTTAATTACTTTGCAACAACTACAACACAAGTTTTAGATACTGACCCTATTGATATTGCGGCTTCAGGTACACAAGTAAATACACTTAAAAATTCTGTAGGATTTAATGAGTCTTTACTTTTATTTTCTGATACAGCACAATATAAATTAGATAGTTCAAGTGAAACTATATCACCTACTTCAGCTAAACTTGATGAAGTATCTTCTTTTGAACATGATGATTCTGTTACACCAGTGTCAGCAGGTAAGTTTGCATACTTTGCACAAGCAAGAACAAACAATACTGCAATAAGAGAATATTTTGCAGATGATGATACACTTACAAATGATGGATTAGATATTACAGTTTCAGTACAAAGTTTAATACCAACAAATGCTTATCAAATTATTAGTAATACAACTGAAGATACTATTGTAGTATTAACATCTGATACAGCAGATTCACAAACTGCACCATATACTTCAGGTACAGCAGTGTCACCAACAAATGCAGACACAATGTTTGTTTACAAATACTTTTTTGATAGAGGTGAAAAAGTACAAACTGCGTGGGCTAAATGGGAATTTAGTGGTGTTAAGATTTTAGGTGCTATGTCATTAGAAAGTTTTTTATATGTAATGGCGGCAGAAGGTACTAACACAAAATTATTTAAAATAGATTTAAGAAATTTAAAAGACACAACATTAGGACATGGTGTTTATTTAGATTTAAAAGCGTCAGTTACAGGTACGTATAGTGCGTCAACAAATTTAACAACTTTCACTTCACCAGTAGGTGCAAAAACAGGATTAATAGCAGTAGATAGAACAGATGGTTCAAACTATGTAGCCACAAACACAACAGGTTCTACATATACTATAGTAGGTAATCATACCTCATTATATATAGG